CCAAAGTCTTCTTCGTAGTATATTATACTTTGTCTTACACCTCTCCTGCTTCGTGGTTCTTTAGGAAAACGAGTAGACAAAGGATATTGAGGTCCTGCTTTAAATTCTTTCCAGCTAGGTAACCATTCTTCATCTTTTAAATCTAAAAATGCGTTTAATCTATTTTTCCAAGCTTGTCTAAAAGTATCAAAGTCTGCTAAGACAGTTTCTGTAGGTTCTTTAACAAAACCGGAAGAAGATGCAGTAGCTTGTGCATTTGCTAAAGTAGGACTTTCAGCTACATTGTTTTCCGGTTCAGCTTTTATTACCGGTTCTTTTTTAGGTTGAGGTTTGTTTTCTTTATTTTTAATAACTTTTTCTTCTATTTCACCTGTTGTAGGATTTTTAAATTCTTCCTTAACAATCTTTACACCAATAGCAGGTAGCTTACAAGGATCTAATGGAGTATTTTCTGTTGGGTCAATTGGTGGGACACCTGCAGTTGCTGGTGGATCTATTTCTTTTTTATATTTTACTTTTACTTCTGCTCTTACTTCAAACAAATATAAATCAGTACCTTCGACTCTCCAACCATTTAAATCACTTTTATTCATATTAGAAAAAAAGTTATTACCTTCTTTCTTAGTCATAACTTCGATAACACCATTAGCCCCGCCAGCTAAGTCTGGTAAAGCTATAGCATTAGTAGCTGTACTTCTTACTGTAGTTTCGACTGTATAAACTGCAGGTTCTTTGTTTGCGTTAGCTAACGCTGTGTTTAATAAATCGCCTGATTGAGCTGAACCTAGTAGAGCAGTAAAATCGTTACCAAATTGACTAGCTGCAGAATTAATTTCATTAGCTATATTACCTACTACACCACCAGCACTAGCAAAAGCATTGTTAATATCATCTAAAATATTCTGTGTGGTAGGAAACTTACCTGTTGTAGCGCCATCAGCTGCTGCTTTAGAAGTTTCACTACCTTCACCTTTATATTCTACTTTATATTCTTCATATAAATTATCTGCTATTATAGAACTATTATCTTTTAAAAATTTATATTGCACAACATTAAAGAAAAAATTGGTTCCTTTTTTTCTAGCTTGAACTTTTTTAATAGATGTTGCTTTCTCTAAATTAATTACATTAGACCCTTTATGGTACTTTACTTTATCTACAATAACTACAGCATCTGTTGCTTTTGGTGGGATATTGGCATCTTTTCTTACTTTATCTATAATAGAATTAGTACCATCAAACACCCCTTCAAAATTATCTTTAAATTCTGCTATTTTTTCATCTAATAATTTTTGTGCTGCTGATGTATCACCGCTTTGAATACCTTTAAAAGCAGCCGCGGCTTTTTTTAAATCTGCTGTTGATGTTCTTAAATCTTTTCTCTCAGCATCATCTTCTTTGGTGTATGTTACTTTAATTTTTTTATAATTAAAGTTTTTACCAGCTTTTTTGACATATACAACAGGTTGAGCTTTTTCATTTTCTCCAACTGTCCAGCCATCTGTAACACCTTTATTTTTACTACTATAAAAATTAGAACCTGGAGACATAACTTTTACATTTTTTACTTCTACGTAATCTAAAGGTAACAATACATTATCTCCTGATCCTACGATAGATCTTGTAATATAATTCTTTTTACCATTAGCTTTTTGTTCAGCCATAAGTTTATCGACATCAATACCATTAGTAAGAATATCATTTAATTTAGCTTCAGCTTTTTTAAATCGAGAATCGTTTTTAATTTGTTTAAACAAATCTCTCTGTTGGCCAACGGATGGTGTTTTAATAGTACATGCCATAATTAACCTCCAGCAAACACATTAGATGAACCAGCAGCTACTGATGTACAACCACTAATACCATCTCCTACTCTACCAGCTCCTTTACCGTTTACAAATACTGTTGAAGAACCAGACGCGATAGGAGCAGAATGGCCAGGGCAAGGAACAGGAGGTAACAAGTGACCAGTGTTATTATCTCCTTGTCTTGACCAAGGGATTGCATTTACAAATACATTAGGACTACCTGCAGCTCTTGTCATTCCTGAGCAGTGTGGAACATCTGCGTCACCAATTCTTGTTGCAGCTGGCATTATTTTGTCTCCCTACTCATTAACATTTGTAAAGTTGAATTGAACATGGCTATCTCTTCGTGTTGTTCTTCTGTGTGTGGTTCTGGGGGATATATTGGTTCAAAAGAAATTAAATTATCAAACGAATCAGGAATATCAGATACGTTGTTGTATTCTTGTAATTTACCATTCAATAAAATAACAAATTTTCCTGTCATTAGTTCAAATCAATCCTTGCTGCATCAACATCTAAGTTACCTGTAATAGCTGTAGTTTGGTTTCCTTCAAACGATTCAGATACATCACCTTTTACGTGTTCTGTTTTTGTGCCTAGTTTAACATCTATACTTACATTACCTTCGTTTACATTAACTGTTTTATTTAAATCAACATCAGTTATCATATTTGATTCTGTTTCCATTGTAAAGTCTTTGGTTGACTTAATATCTAAAGTACCTGTAATAGCTTTGTTTTCATTACCTATGGTAATTAGATCTGTATTACCAATTACAACTCTTCCGTAATCTTTTTTAATTGTTCTTTCTTCATTACCAGTAATTGTAGTTCTCATATCTGAATCAACAATTCTTAATTCCATGCCACCAATACGTTGTGTATAATCATCTGTAACATTACTCACAAAATCATTTCCTGTTTCCTTAAACTCAGAATTTTTAATTTTAGTTTGTTTTGATCCTTTAATATTTTGTGTATAATCACCTTCTACCTCTAAATGATAGTTACCTTTAACTAACATTCTTACATCTTGATCTACGGTAATATTCATATTACCTTTCACATATAAATTATTACCTTTTAGTATAAGTTGATAATTGTCTCCTACAATAGTTTCAGTTTTGTTTCCAGAAGCATTAATTTCGTAATTTGTACCTGATGTATGAAATTGTGCAAGTCTTTCATTAGTAGGTGTATCATCCACTTCAATAGTATGACCTGACTCTGAAGCTAAAACTTTATTAAATGGATAACTAGTAGACGCTCCTTCCATAACTTCTGGAGTTGACCAAGTAGGTCTATTGTAATATGATTCATCCTTATCTTCTGCTACAGTTGTGACTTTAGGAGGTACAGCTGTTTCAATATCTTCTACTCTTATATCTGCTCTGGTAAAATAAGAAGGATGTTCTTTGTAATTAAAAGTTGCTGAAAAAGGTTGATCATTATCATATATTGTACTGTAAGGATGCACACCATCTGGGTCAGTAAAACCCTTATCAGAATTTTCATATGTTTGAGAAGGAAGAACTCCCATAACTAAAGGTTGCTGCATATTCTTTCCGTCAGTAAAGAACCCAACTACCCAAGCACCTTGAACAATACCAGTAGCTGATTGACCTATGGAACCAAAACCAGCAGAATTTGATGGAAGTATCATAGATGCCCAAGGAAGATCTTCTGTGGGTAAAATAGCTTTGTCATCAGGATGAATACCAAAACATCTTACTTTGACTCTTCCAATTTCTAAAGGATCTTTTCTGTCTTCTACAACCCCTATAAACCATACCATTTCGCCTGAATAAATCATATTAAAATCCTATCTGTGATTCTTTGACTAGTGTTAAAGCCATTTTTTGTACATCTTCATTAAATACATCTCTTTTAGAATAAACATAATATAAGCCTGAATATCTTTTATCTATTTTACTATCTCTATTAGAAGAAGAAGGTTCAGGAGAACTTATTTCTAGTTCTATTACTTGTCCTACATCTACAATTGAGTTACCAACTACTTCAATATCAATTACTTGAGATAAATCAACACTAGTTCTTTTAATATTACTAGCGTCGCTAGTTTTATTTAAATCACTAACTTCTGGTTGAGAGAAAGATATATTGACATCGTATTGATTTATGCCACCTTCGTAATTAAATTTATTAAATTGTGGAAATTTATTTAAATACAAATCTGGATTGAATTGATCAAAATAATCATAACTTATAGGATTGTAAGATTTGTTAATAATATCAGGAGCATATCTTACTCCTGCAATCTTACCAGATTCTAAAGCTTGTAATATATCAAATTGTTTATCATGAAAAGTAATATCTTTAACAGCTCTTAAAGTATCTAAAGAGTTAGGTATCTGATCTTTTCCTTTAGTACCAGCTACTAGGTTATAAACATATTTAAAAGATGGGGTGTTTGAATATAATTCTACTGCTTTTTCAACAGGCATAAAATTATATTTTAAATTAGAATCTTGAAAAAACTTCATTCTAACACTATCATTTTTCCATGCTGATCTTCTAGCTAACCATTTCATAGATTCGTTAACACTCCATTTAGGAAAAACAATTTTTTCTGTTCCTACACTTTCTTCCCATATACCAGCTTTTTCAAAATCTGTATTTTCCTCAAATATACCTCTAGCTATACTAGATGTTGTACCCTTAATAGCACCTGTAACTTCTTTATACATACCTTTGTAAAAGAAATGAGAAACACAATTAAACACATAAGCTCTTTGTCTTTGAAACTCACTAATATTTCTTATATCAATAATTTTAAAACTAAAGTATTTTGTTATATCTTTATAACCTATATTAAGACTAATTATATCACCAGCGTTTGGTCTATAAGAATGTAAAAAATTAACAGCATCAGATATAACAAATTCTGCAGTGACAGTCATATTACCTACACTTGAATTTAAATTTAGTTCTTTAAATAATTCAGTAATGTCTGCTTTATCTATTCCGTTACTTATAATAACGTCAGATATTTTTACTCTACCTGGAAAAAACTGATACTCTTGACCACTCATGATTAACCTTTAAGTATTTTTCTTAATTCGTTCTCCATTTGTTCAACCATATTTTTACTTGGTAAAGAGATTGTTCTATTAGTTTCATTTATATCAAATTCGTGTTCAAAATATGATACAGGATATAGAGTAGGTCTTGTAATAGTTCTACCAAATGAATCTATTGATGCACCAAAAGCAGAGTCAAAAGAGTATATATTTTTATCATTATCAACAAAATGTCTAGGTCTATAAACTACACCATAAACACCATCAGAATCTTCGTAACTATTAGAAGGACTACCTTTAAAATTAATAAACTCTAATGTTGCTGTTCTAGATAAAACTATTTCTGAATCTAATTGATTTTTTTGAGTCTTGTATTTTTCAATTAAATATTCTTCTAATTGAAAGTTAGTTTTAGGCCATTCTTTGTATACATTAAAAATATTATTAGCTAACAAAATACACCAATGATAGTCTGATCTTTCATAAGCTTTGTAACTTACAATGTCAGGAGTCTCTCCATCTTTAATATAGTATGATTCAAATCTCGTATCTTCTTTTTTAACTCTATCTAATAAATTTAATCTGATAGATAAGTTATTAAACAATCTAGAATTACCATCTGGAAAAGTATAATTAAGTTTATTGAATTGACTAAAGTAGCTCATGTTTAACCATCCACACTATCATCTAACATAGCTCTTTTTGCATCAGCTGATTCAGCTCCTCCTAACACATTTAAAGATTTTTCTGTATTAGTTAAAGGACGAGGTGTAAGTGGGTCACCTTTTCTGTATAAAGGTTCGATTTCAATGTACTGTAATTTTAAATTTACTTCCATAGGAGCACCATCATTATATGTTGAGTTGCCTGCATCACCACCATAACTAACATCTACACTTTGTAAGAAACAATTTCTTGGCTGCATATGAAAATTTAAAGGTGCGCCCTTTCTTAAGTATTGTATTTCCCATTGACAAGGTACTTCATACAATCCAATATTACCTTCTGTAGTTCTAGCAGGTAACATAAAGAATAAAAACATATCACAAATTTCTTTAATAGCTTTTGATTCATTTTCATCTTTAGCCATCATTCTAAACTCATAAGCAAACTGTCTATGTAAAACACTATTAAAGACTTGAAATGAAAAATTATTTGTTACTCTATTAGTTGTTACTCCTATAACAGCTCTTCTTTGTCCAGAAGAAATCATATCTTGAATAGCACCTGGAATAACTTGACCCGCTACTGACTTAGCATCCATAGATTCAGCTCTAGACGCTTCTACAGCTCCCATACCTATACCACCTAAAGCAGCAGTTTCATAATCTACAGAAGAGTTGGTTTCTAAGTTTTGAGGAAGATATAAATTAATACTTCCAACAGATTGTAATGTATCTTTATTAACTGCTAATCCAAAACTTAAATGCTCTGAAGCTACTTCAAAAACTCTATTAATAACTGAGCCACCTGCTTTAACTAAATCAGTAAAGGAACCCGGGCTATTAGCAAATTGATTAGAAGCATCCGTAACGGCAGATGTAATTTTACCCAATGAACTATTTACACCATCTCCAAATGTTTGTAGGTTGCTAAAAGCTGCTTCAATATTGCCCTCTACACCACCTATACCATTAAAGATAGAACTAGGTGCTATTCTACTAGCTGAACCACCTAAAGTTGGAGCACCAACAGCATTAGAGCCTTCTCTTAAACTTTTAGTACCACCATATTGCATAATTTTTGGAACAAATCTTACATAATTAGGAACTTGATCAGTACCAACATTTCTAGGAAAAGATAAACTTTTAAAATTAGCTGCCATTCAATAAATACCTCGTACACTATTTAATAGGGTTTTAATGGCTTATAAAGGAAAATTTACTACCTTCAAGCATCCAGAAAAATATATTGGTGATATAGAAAACGTTATCTATAGATCTTTATGGGAAAGAAACGTTATGAGATGGCTTGATGAAAACCCTAACATAGTTGAATGGGGTTCAGAGGAAGTGTCTGTAATGTATGAGCACCCAGTTAGAGGAGGTATAGCTAAATATTATCCTGATTTTATTGTAAAGCAAGCAGATGGTTTAGTAAAGGTTATAGAAGTTAAACCTAAAATACAAACTCATAGACCTGTAAATCCGGGTAGGCAAACTCAAAAATATTTAAGAGAAGTAATGACTTATGCAGTCAATCAAGAAAAATGGTCTACAGCTAAAAGATTTTGTAGACGTAATGGAATGAAATTTGAGGTTTGGACAGAAGATCATCTTAAACAATTAGGTATACTAACTTGGGAAACAGATAAATCTGTACTTATGGCAGAAAGTAAAGATAGTAAAAAGCCTAAAATGAAAAATATATCTTTTAAAAAACCTAATAGACCAAAAAGAAGATCTTAATTAGCTCCCACTGGAATTTGAGGTCTAATTTTCTGAATAATAGCATTGTTTTGAGTAATCTGACTAGTCTGGAAATTTTGGAAACTCTTTCCTTCACTTCTTGCAACTCTAGCTTCTTCTAACTCTTTAGCTCTTTGTTCGTCAGTTAATTGTTTATTCTTAATAAGCGAGTTCATATAATCATAATATGTTGAAACTCCACTTTGAAGTATCTTATTATCTATTTCATTTTGATTAGCTAAATCATATTTTTCTTGTTGTGCTTTTTGTAAATTATTTTGAGCTCTTTCAACTCTTTTTTTGTAAGGAACATAATTAGGATCTTCGTTTAATTTAGCTTGTGCTTCTAATAAACTATTTTCAGCTTCGGAAATATCTTTATCAGCTTTCTTAAGCCTTTCAGCTTGAGAAAGTTCCATACCTAAAAAATCTTTTACTGCAAAAACAGCATCATCATAAGAATCTTTTACCCAATTCCAAATACTTTTAAACAGATCTCCAATTTGCTCTAAAATTGGATCAACAAATTTTTTAACACTTTCTTCTACCTTGTTTAAAGTATCATCACTTAAAAGACCTAAAGTTAACATATTAAGTAATGATTTAACAAAACCTCCTAAACCAGCAGATAATGCTTGACTTATATCACCAGATTTTTCAAACTCATCATAACCTGCCTTAAACCCGTCAAAGATTGATTTAAGAGCTACAACTGCTGCTAACGCTAAGCCTAATGGAATTAGTATTGACCCTAATGTAGGAGCTAGTGTAGCCATAGCTGCAGTAAAAGCTGCTTTACCTCCTAATGCAGTAAAGATAGTACCTATACCAGTACCGATAGTGCTTAAAGCGGTAAATATAGGTCCAATAGCGGTTGCAAACGAAGTAACAGCTCCTAATAATTTTATACCTGCTAGAACTACAACAGCTTTAGCTAACATACTTTCAGAATTTAAAAGTTCTGTACCGACACCTATGACACCACCTGTAATATCTGTTATACCACCAATAAAATCACCTTCAAGAATTTTTATAAAACCGCCAAAAGTCTGTTTAATATTTGGCCATGCAGCTTTTAATGCTGTAGTAAGAGCATCAAATTCAGTTTTTAAGAATGTAATTATACCTTGAACAGTAACGTTTATATCTTTAGCTAACTTGTTAATCTCACCGTCCGTTAAACCCATAAAAGAGCCAATGACAGTTGCTAAACCTGCTGATAGTCTTTCTCCAAAACCTGCAGCTTTACCAAATATTTCGTCTGCTTTATTCCAACCTTCTATAAATTTTATAAATCCAACAGTAGCTAAGCCTATAGTAAAAATCTTTTTTAGAAAATCCCAGAAACCTCCAGCAACTTTTGCTACTTTTTGTAAGCCTAAAGCTTTACCCAGATCTGCAAACCCTTTTTTAATTTCTCCAAAACCTTGAGTAACTTTTTCTAATCTTCCAAAAAATTCTGATTTAAAATCTACACCTAAAAATTTTGATAAACCTGCAGAAACACCCTCACCATTTTGAGTATCATCTAACATTTTTTTTATGGACTGTCTTTGTTTTTTAATTTCATCTCCTGTTTCTTTGCTAAGTTTTTTAAAACTTTCTGCAGGAAAAGCTTTCTGGCTTTTTTCATAAGCATCAGATAATTTCTTTTGAGAAGCGTTTTGATCTTTAATAACTTCTTTTATTTCATTTAAAGTTTTTTGTTCAGGTGTGTCAGCCATTTTGTTTTTTAATCTTTTCGTTTTCTTCTTCTATATGTTGTTTTAGTAACGTAACATAAACTTCCCTCTCCCATGGTATCATATTTTCTATTTCTTTTATAGACCAATTATGATGCTGCTTCATACTAAAAATTAACTTATAATAATTTATAAGATCAATATGAGAGAGGCATATTAGAAAAAATCAGCAAGACCCTCCAACTTAGTTTTGTTTTCATGTTTACAATTATCACAAACAAACCCTGTATCATATGTAACTTTCGGCATGCCTGCAATATAATCTTGAAGATCTTTAAATTGAGAAGAAGTTAACTGGTTTATAATATCAACAACATCATTAACTTCATTTAAACCAATATCAATAGTTTCTTCTCCATAAAAAACTTTATCAACATTTTTAGCTATAAATTCAATTACACCTTCTGGGTTATTTTCAACTCCAGTGTAACTATCAATGTCAGGTGTTTTCATAATAAACATTAAATCTTCTGTAATCTTTACTTTAGTTTTAAAACTATCTAAACCTCTTACTTCTATCTTAGTCAAATCAACTTTTACTTCGTTAGCTTGTTCACATTCTGTACATTCTAAAAGAATGTCTGCAGTCTCACCAACAGAAATAGATCTAATTTTTAAAAAAAGATACTCAACATCAAAAGCAGATAATTCAGTAATATCAGCTCCTCTCACGCAATTACTTATAACAGTCTTAAGACTATCAACCATTTGAGCAGGGTCTTTTGATTCCGATGCTATTAAAAGAACTTTTTCATCTCCAACTTTAAAAGGAGTAATATTAATTTCTTTTTTAGTAGATGGTATAATTTCTCTATAAGTAGGAGTGTTAATTTTAATATTTTTAAGCTGACTCATTATTTTAACCTTTCATAATTATGATACTTAAACGTCATAGTTAGTCTAAGTAGATCGCCTTCAGCTGATTGCAATTCTTGCGCGCCTACATTGGTTGGATATACTTCATTAAACCTATACTCTGAAGTTTCTCTACTCCAGCTTTGGTCATATTTAGAAATTTCCATTCTTCCTGCATACTCTCTATAATAAGCGTGCTGTTTAAATTTTGGATTAAATATTAAATCTTGCCAATTTTCAAAAAATGCTCTTTCTCTTAAATCTTCTGAACTATAATAAACAAGAGTTAAATCACCGTGTTGATGCCTGATACCTATTTGTCTAGGTTCACCATAATCTCTATATTCTGTACTAAGTATATCTCTTCCAGGTATTTGAGCATTAGCACAAAATAAATTTAATGAATTTAATGTACCGTTTAGATTTGTTAATACACCTCCTATTGTAGGAAGTTGTAAATTTGTTCCTATTACACCATTAGCTACATCTAAAACTTCGTTAATTTGACCTGAGGCTGCATCTAAGTTATCCAAACCAGGTAAGTTTACATTAACTCTAAGAGGACCTTGAGATATTAAATCTGATATAATTTTATTTGTATTAGATAAACCTGGAGGTGGGTATACTCTACACAACCATCTATTATCTCTAGCTAGACCTTGTGTGGTAAGCTTAGATTTCATCTCACCTATATTCATCTAGCTCTCCTAGCATCTCTCCAAACCGTTGCTTCAGCAGCCTTAAGAAAATTTTCAAACGGTAATTGTATAGCTATTTCCCATTCATCTTTTGGTATAGTTACAGGTTGAGATCTTACTTGTTTTGTTAAATATCTTTTTAAACATATTTTAGTTATTGGATTATTTTCTAAAGCCGTAGCTATGTTTCTAAGTGTATTTCTTCTATAACTAATTTCTTCTAACAATTCTACTCTTAATTTAGGAGGTAAATAATGTAAGTTAGCTCCGTACCATCCTGTAGTGTTTACATCCAGCATAATTATTAAAGGATGAGTATCATAATATTTAAGTGTTTCTTTTGTTTTAGGGTCATACATGTAAGTCATCATCTTACCAGGGCCAGGTCTTTCTCTTTTAAAGTTTGTAGCTACAGTATCATGATTTCTTATTTTTCTATCTTTTCTAATCCTATTACGAAACCATTCTATGGATTCTTTTGTACCCATAGTAATTTCAGCTTTAGCTGCTAAGTCTTTATATCTATTAAATAGTGTATTAGGCATAAATTATTTATTCCATTTTTTATAATACTTTTAGGAGATATTAATGCAAGATAACAAGGACGTTATAGAAGCCGCAAGAATTGCATGGAACAAACTTTCATTAGTAATGGATTCAGATCCAGAAATGTTTGAAGATTATGAAGCTTTTAAAGAGTTTTACGAAATGTTAGTTAGAAAATTGTTTGAAGAGGAGAACTCTCTTTAATGCCTAGTTATAATTTTATTAATGAAAAAGGTGAAGTTGAAATACATATTTTAAAATATGAAGATCTTAATAGGTTTAAGACTGATAACCCTAACCTTACTTATACTATTAGTACAGCTAATTTTGCAAACAGATCAATTGATAGCGGTAGATTGCCAGAGGGTTTTAAAGATAGAATGCGTTTATTAAAGCAAAAAAATCCATTATCTACAGCGGTAGACCATCTAATATGACTAAAACATTATCTAATGACGAAAAAGCTTTTTTTGAAAAGAAGTTAGCATCAGTAAGAGATAAAGTAGAATTATCTTTTGAGGAAATGGAGAGTGGTAATTTTAACCTTCCAGCTCCTAAAGATATTTTTGAATATTTAGATAAGTTTGTAGTAGGTCAAGATAAAGCAAAGAAAATGCTTTCTGTCGTAGCACATAACCATTACAAAAGATTAATGATTTATAAAGAGTCAGATTTTGAAAAGAAATTAGATAAAACTAATCTTATGTTATTAGGACCTACAGGATCAGGTAAAACATATCTAGTTAAAAAGCTAGCAGAGTTTTTAAAAGTGCCTTGCTTTGTAGCTGATGCTAATAGTCTTACAGCTGCAGGTTATGTTGGTAAAGATGTTGATTCTCTTATTGAAGGTTTAGTAGATGCGGCTCAAGGTAACTATGACGCAGCGGGAACAGGTATAATTTTTATTGATGAGTTTGATAAAATAGCTAAAAGAAAAATACCAGGTAAAAATAGAGACGTAGGTGGTGAAGCAGTTCAACAAGCATTGCTTAAACTTATTGAGGGTACTAAAGTTGAAGTTGAAAGATCAACAGGTTTTGCTAAAGTTAAATTTCAAATAGATACTTCAAATATTTTAGTTATTGTAGGCGGAGCTTTTGTAGATTTAGAGGAACTTATTGCTAAAAGACTTAAAGTAGGACCAACAACTAACTTTGGTTTTGGTGCAGCGTTAAATCAATCTACAGCTGACATGGGTCTTTTACATTATGCTAAACCAGAAGATTTAGAAGAGTTTGGATTTATTCCAGAAATTTTAGGAAGAATTCCTTTAATAGGTGTATTAGATGAATTAACAGAAGAAGATTTAGTTAATATTTTATCCAAGGTTGAAAATAACTTAATATTTCAATACAAAGAGTTGTTTAATTATTCTGAAAACAATTTAGAGTTTAAGGAAGACTCCTTATATGAAGTTGCTAAATTAGCTAAGCAACAGAAAACAGGCGCGAGAGGATTAAGAAGCATTCTAGAAAATGTATTATTAGATTATATGTTTGAATTGAAAGATGCGATTATTACAGTAGATGATGTTAAAAAAGTTCAATCACAACTGGGTAGACCTACCCAAGCTTAAGCAAATTAACACAGATGAAGGTAGGCGATATGCAATTAATGAGGAAGTTAAGTATCCTTCGATTACAACTGTCCTTGGAAAAACTAAGGATCTTACTGCTCTTAAAGAGTGGCGCAAAAGAGTGGGGGAAGAACATGCGAATAAAGTCACAAAAGCTGCAACAACTCGTGGAACGTCAATGCATAAACTTTGTGAGAATTACTTGCTCAATGAAGCTTTGGATGATCTTGGTTCTACTTCTGGCGAGTTATTGTTTAGGGGAATTCGACCTTACTTAGATAGGATTGATAATGTACGAGCACTTGAATCAGGATTGTTCTCTCACAAACTACATGTCGCAGGAACTGTTGACTGCGTTGCGGATTATGATGGAGAACTCACAATTATTGACTTCAAAACAGCGAAGTCTCCTAAGCGAGAGTCTTATATACACGACTACTACATGCAAGGGTGTTTCTACTACACATCGTTTTATGAACTAACAGGTATGTTACCTAAACAGATATTAGTTTTGATATCTGTTCAAGATGGTTCAGTCCAAGAATGGTTTATTAAAGGAAAAGATATCATACACTGGACTGAGCAACTAAGAGAAAGGATTAAGGAATATGAATCTTCTCAAGCCATCTGACATTGCTAATGCTGCTACTGATATAGCTACATTTGTAGATACGAGTGAATTAGCAGATAAAGATAACAAAAAATAT